AACCTCGACGATCACCGTCGCCGACGGGTCAACGACCATCTGGCGCTCGGCATCCGGGGAGATCGGCACGACCCGCGTGGCCGTGACGTGGACCAAACCCCTTGAAGGAAATCCCGGACTCGCCATGACGATTACGGGGACCGCGGCCGGAGCCGGCAACACCGTGACTATCAACGCGGAAGTGGAGCAGATCGGTGCCTGACCGCCCCGGCAAGCTGAAGGCGATCGTGTCGTTCAACGGGGGACTGGCCACCGACTTCGGTCCGTCCTTTCCGGGAACGCCGCAGAACGGAGCGCTCGCCCTGCCCTTCCTCTTGCAGGCCGACAATGTCTACTACGAGCTGGACGGCGCCCCCCATAAGATCGGCGGGGCGACCCGGGTGAACACGACGGCGGTCAGTGGGGGGGCGTTCCACGGACTGACGGACGTGTGGTTTCAGGGCACTGGAGGTTCGGAAACGCAAAAGCGATTTGCGTACGTGGGAACCCGTCTTCTCAAGGAAGACGTAGACGGGACGTGGGACGAGTTGACCACGGGGCTCGAGAACTCGCGTCAACCCTGCTTTGAAGTGTTCGGTGACCTGGTGTTCTGGGCGTCGACCTCCACCGTGGACGTGCCTCGCACATGGGATGGCTCAGCGGGAACGACCTCGGCGGTTGGCGGGTCGCCGCCGAACTTCGCCTTCATGCGAAAGCACAAAGGCCGCCTGTGGGCGGCCGGCGTCGCCAGCAATCCGTCGCGCCTCTATTACTCGGCCTTCGGCAACGCCGAGGACTGGACGGGGGCAGGGTCCGGATCGATCGACCTCGACCCGAACGACGGCGACCGCATTACCGGGCTCTGGTCGCACAAAAATGAGCTGATCGTCTTCAAGGGGCCAAACCGCCTGAGCGTGCATCGCATCACCGGCTCGGACCCGAGCGATTTCGCCCGTCTGCCCTTCGTCAGCGGCGTCGGCGGCATCAACCACAACACGGTTTTCGGCATCGGCGACGACATCGTGTTTGCTTCTCCCCGGGGGTTGCACTCGCTGGCTGCGACCGCGGCGTATGGCGACTACATCGAGGCGTTTCTCGCCCGCCCCATCCTGAGCCGATACCAGGATGACCTGAACCACTCGGAACTCGGCACCGGCTGGGGCGTCAACTATCAAGCTCGAGGGCTCGCCATCTGGTTGTTCGCCAAGTCCGGGGGTACGCAAAAGAACGTCTACCTGGTCTACGACTACCGCTTCCAGCCGGGACGGTGGTCGACGTGGGGCTGGGACACGCGCTGGCTGGTCGGCAACTGTCTGGCGATCGTCCAGAACAGCTCACGCAAGCACCGACTCTTCGTCGGGACCACGGACGGCTTCGCCTACGAGTGCGACATGGCCACGCGGACAGTCAGCGCGGCCTCCGCTTACACGGCGGCGTGGAAGTCGCCCTATGTGAACTTCGGATCGAGCGCGCATCTGAAGACGCTCGAAGGCGCGTGGTTTTCCTTCCAGCCCAAGGGCAGCTACACCTTCACCTTCGGGTACGCGCGGGACAGCAACGCGGAGACGACGACCACGATCAACCAGGGCGGGGGGGCCTCGACCCTTGCGTAAGGCTCAGCATGCCTGACTTCACGCTCGACTCCTCGACCCTCGGGCTCCTCGCCGGAGCGCAGTTCACGACGGAGTTCTACCGGACGGAGGGGGACTTTCAGGATCTCCAGATTCGCTGTGCTCAGGCGGGGTCCGGCGAGGACATGGAGATTCACTGGATCGAACTGCATCTGACGCTCGGCGGGGTCACGGAAGAGTAGATGGCCCTCTCGCGCGTCACTACCTGGGCCACCGGCAACACCCTGACGGCGAGTGCGCTGAACGGGGAGTTTAACAACATCCTCGACAACGCCCTGTCGTTGATTTCGCCCCTCACGGCGAATCTCAACGCCGACGGATTCAACGTCACCAATCTGGGCGCGGGCTCGCTGGCCGCCCCGGGTGTGGCGTTCACCGGCGACTCCAACACGGGCCTGACCTCGCTCATGGCCGACGTGCTGGACTTCTCGTGTGGCGGGCTGCGCGCCTTCCAGATCGCGACGGCGTACACGGGAGGCGCGGTCAACTACCTGCTGGCGACGCCGGCCGCCGCCGCCACGTGGCCGACGCTGGCCGCGGCCGGGACCGACGCCAACCTAGGCATTCGACTGCAACCGCTCGGGACGGGCTGGATCGCCGCGCGACGGGGACGTTCAGTAGGCGAGGTGTTCTGGCCCTCGTTCGGATTCTACGAAGAGCACGGACGAGCCGGCGTCGCCGGCCTCGTGCAAATCGCCGCCGGCACGGTTGACCTGATTGCCGAAGGCCGGCGCGTCATCCAGGCGTCGGGCTACGTGAACGCCACCAATTATTTGCGGGTCAGTCCCTCGGCGACGGGCAATGCGGTGGTGGCCGACGTCGCGGGCGGGGACACCAACATTCCGCTGACCATCGACACCAAGGGCACGGGGCGGCTCACGCTCGGCTCGGCGGACGTCGTGGACGTGACGGTCGCGACGGCGCTCGTCCCCGCGAGTCTCGGGGCCGGCCCCTCGATCCCGAACACGCCGCTGGCGCACGCGCTCTATCGAGAGAACGTCGTCAAGGGGTGGATCAACTTCAAGGGCACTACGGCGGCCTCGATCTACGGCTCCTTCAACGTGACGTCCCTGTCGCGGGGGTCCCTCGGGGCGTATCAGATCACGTGGGACCGGGACTTCGCGGCGACGCCCTACGCCGTGGCCGGGGCCTGCACGATCAACACCGGGCGCGGCGGGTTCGTCACGCTGTCGCTGGCCACGCCGTTCGCCGTCGGGGTGTGTGATGTCCAGGCGTTCTATGAAGACGGCGTGACCCGGGATGCGGACGTGGTGACCCTGATCGCTATAGGAGCCCAATAATGGTCCGACTCTGGATTCACCCCGACGGGCGCGTGACCGAGACTGTGTACGTGTCAGAGGACGCTGCGTCGGTCGCGCGAGTGAACGAGAAGTTACAGGCCCGGTGGCCCGAGGCCACGGCCGTCGATTTCTCCAATGACGACTACGAAGCGGCCATCCCGCGAACCCTGGCCGGTGCCGTGGAACGGCCGGAGACGTGGCGATGGAGAGACGGCCGGTTGGCGGCGAACCCGACGATCCCGGTGCAGACCCCACTGGCCGAGCGCGTGGCTGCGCTGGAAGCGAGACTCCGGTGATCCGCCCGGCGCGACCCGAAGACTTCCCGCGCCTGAACGCCCTGATCCACGACTGCGGGCTTGCGATCGAAGGCGTCGCGTACGACCGCTGGGAGCCGGTGACGCTCGTCTGTGAATGCAAGGGAGAGATCATCGGCGTCGCGCAAGCCTTGCTCGGGATGCCGTACGCGGTCATCACCGAAGTGGCCATCGACCCGAGATATCAGCATCAGGGACACGGCATCCGATTGCTCTCGCATTTGGAAACGGTGCTCCGGGAGTACGGCGTCACGGCGTGGGTCACGTTCGCCGGCAGCAAATCAGACGCGGCCGACATGCTGAATCGCCTCGCCGTCCAGATTCAGGGTACCGGACACGCCTTCGTGAAGAGGCTGCAATGAGCTTCAACTTCGCCGGCGGCTCGTCCACCAGGCGCGAGCGCGGCACGACCCAGCAAAATATTGCCCTGCCGGGACTGACGCCCGTGCAGGAGGAGTTGCAGAGACTTCAACTCGATCTCGCCAAGCTCCAGAAGGGCGAGATCGAAGGGGCAGCCAAGGAACGTGCTGACTTTGCCGCGTCCCCGCTGAGCCAGACCCAGCAGAAGATCGAGGAACTGGCCAGCCAGAACATCCTCAACCGTTTACAGGGCACGGCGCCGGTACTCTCCCCGGAACAGGAGGCGTACCTCGACACGATCTACCGCACGTCGCTCAAGCGTGGCGAGGCCGACCTGATGCAGTTCGGCCAGCAGGCAGCGGCCTCGCGCGGCATGTCGATCACGGACTCGCCGATCGGCGGCGAGCTTCTGAAACAACGCCGGGAGTTCGGCGAGGGGCTCGAGTCCTCGCGGGCGAAGTCGGCCCTCGATCTGGGTTCCGCCGGGACTGAATTCTCGGCGAACCTCGCCAACTTCCGGGAACAGCTCCGTCAGCAGGCGTTTCAGAACCGGCTGGCGCTTGGCGGATTGCAGCCCGGGTTCACGCAGTTCGCGGGGATGCAGTCGGCGGAGCGGAGAGCGCAGCCGAACATATTCGGCATGAACCGCGGGACGTCGCTGCTCGACACCTTCAACTGGGGCGGCTCGGGTTTTGCACAAGGGACTGGCGGGGCATGGACCTATGGTGGCGG